TAAGATTAAAGGTGAGCAAGGTGTTCAAGGAGCTAAAGGTGACAAAGGTAATGATGGAACCTCGGTTAAAATCACAGATAAATCTGTTACTTACAAAGCCTCTACTAGTGGTACTACGACCCCTACAGGTGCATGGGTAGCTAATCCACCAACAGTTGCCAAAGGTCAGTATCTTTGGACTAAAACAGTAGTTACTTATTCAGATGGTAACTCCACAACAGCCTACTCTGTTGCTTATCAAGGTACTAATGGCACAAACGGTAAAAATGGAACTAATGGTAGAGGTGTAAAATCAACGGAAGTTACTTATCAGATTTGGACTAATGGCACAAGCACACCTAACGGTACATGGGTAACGACTGTTCCGGACACAACTGCCGATAAACCTTATTTGTGGACTAGAACTGTAATTACATATACTGACGATACAAAGAGTACTTCGTATTCTGTTGGAAGCACGTTAAAAGGTGTAAATGTTGGTGGAAGGAATCTATGGATAGGCAGTTCAGCCATGGATAAAGAGGATAATGCATTTACTGTCAGTTCTAATAGTGCAGATAACTATCTTTTTTCTTTTAATGGTAAACATGTCTATTCAGATTTTAAATTTACTGGCAATGAAACAATAACCGTGCAAGGAAAATCGAATGTAATATGGTCAAATGTTCACGGTGGTAGTTCGACTAATAAAAATCGTGTTGGATATTGGATATACTTTTGTGAAACTTTAGAAAAAGCTAAACATGCTGAACATAAATACGCTCTGTTTTTGGGCGGAGATAATAAGTCAACTATTTTTAAATATACATTAAAACATAATCATCCAGATGCTCCATATTTAACATTTAAATTTAATACTTATTCTGATGGAACCGAAACATTTACATATAAATTATGGGGCATCAAACTCGAATTCGGAAATATCGCAACCGATTGGACTCCTGCTCCAGAAGATGTGGATGAAGGTATTAACAACGCTCAGTCATCAGCAGACAAGGCAAACACTAATGCAAATAATGCTAATGCTAATGCTTCAACTGCAAAGAAAGATGCGGCTAATGCTAATGCTTCAGCACAACAAGCAGGAGATTTAGCTAACACAGCAAAAGCGGATGCGGATGCTGCAAATTCAGCAATTCTAGCAGCTTTAAAACAAATTGCTAAAATACAAACTAATTCAAATGAAGCTAAAAAGTTGGCTAGTGACGCTTGGAATGGAATATCTCCTATTGCCCAAGTAGTCAAAGCAGATGGCCAAGGTTTAAAAGTTTTAAATAGTAAAGATTCCACTAACTATGCACAAATGCAGGATGTGGGCTTTTTTATTTTTGTATCGAATAACCAAGTTGCTGAGTTTGGCATAAACAGTAAGATGAGAAATATGGCTATACAAGATTACTTGATGTTTGGTTCGCATCGAGCTGAGACAACAATTATAAAAGAAGAGGAGTCAACAGCTTTCTATTGGATTGGAGATGTTAAATAATGGCAATAAATTTAACTACATCATGGACAGTAGTGCGAGATACTACATTATATAGATCTAATGTTCATCTTATTTGCTATGCAAAAATAGCCAGCCAATCAACGGCAGATAACTGTTCGTATGTTGATACGTGGCTTGGGATTAAGATAGATGGATCTTGGAACTATACTACTGATTCTGTAAAAGCACATGTAAGTGGTGCACCTGATATTTCTTGGGGGAGAACTACTTTTAGTTCTGGAGAAACTAAGCTTGCTTCTGGTCAATTTAGAGTAGATCATGAACCAGATGGTTCTGCTAGAACTTGGGTTACAATGTGGATTACCCAAACGTATGGAGGTAGTACAGATAGTATTGACACGGAATGGCTATATTTGCCTTTTATTCCGAGAGCGTCTTCCCCAACACTTAGTAATACAAATTTAATAGCTGATCAATCAGTAACAATATCTACGAATAGAAAAAGTGCAGCATTTACTCATAAAGTATCATATTCTTTTGGATCTTTATCTGGAACAATATCTTCAAATGCTGGCGATAGTTGCTCTTGGACACCATCCACTTCATTACTTAGTCAAATACCAAATAGTACTAGTGGAGAAGGCACTATTGCTGTTGAGACATTTAATGGATCAACAAAAATTGGTGATACTAAATCATTATCTTTTACTTTGAGCGTTCCTTCTGATGCAAATCCTTCTATTGGAACAATTACCCTTACAGAACAGCATTCAGGTGTTAAGGCTAAAAATGCAAATATCACTGTTCAGCAGATATCCAAAAAGTTAGTGTCCGTAGTAGTTAGTCCAAAATATTCTACATCAATTAAATCTGTTGAATGCGATGGTATTGCATTAACTGAAAGCAATGGGACATACACTGGATACGTATCAAATAAAACAGATGGAAAATATACAGTAACCGCAATGGATAATAGAGGGTTACAGTCATCAAATAGTATTACGCAAACCTTTTACGTTTATAAACGTCCAGTTATTGCTGCAACTTTAAAAAGAAAAAGTGAAACAGATCAAAATGGAACACTTACAGTAAGCGGTTCATATTCAACCATATATTCTAATACTATAACAATGACTATAAAGAGAAATGATCAAAATATAGTTAATGTTACTCCAAATTTAAATAATGGGACTATAAGTTTTTCTAAGTCATATACCGATTTGTATTATGTTAGCTCATACAACATTGTCTGTACTGTTACTGATGGGTTTGGAGAAAAATGTACTGTTACGGCACATTTAGGAATGGGCCAATACGCTTTTGCTATGAGAAAAAAGGGTGTTGTATTAGGACCGGATAACTATATTTTTGATAAGAATGGCATGATGCGAGAGTTCATAGATTTTTTCTATCCAGTCGGATGCTTTTTCGATACTACCGACGCATCATTTAATCCGAACATCGTTTGGGGTGGCACATGGGAATTGATTAAAGACAGAGTGCGTGTAGGAGCAGGAAACAGTTACGCAGTTAAAACTACAGGCGGAAGTCCTACGCATAGTCATACGACCAGTCCTCATGCATTATCTGGCAATGAGATGCCTAAGCACGATCATCCAATGAATATATCGTATGCAATTACTGGTTGGAGTGGAACATCACCATTAGCTTTTGCGACAATCGATAATCCAGATAGAGCAGGTTCTGGATGGGGTGGTAACTGGAAGAAAATCTATACGACTGCTAATGGAATGGATATTATTGAACCTATGGGAAATGATCAATCGCATACACATGGAAATACTGGATCCAGCTCTAGTATGCCACCTTATTATTCCTCATACATGTGGCATCGAACAGCTTAAGTAAAGGAGATTACTAATGATATTACAATTAGCAAATAATATTGAATTAGACTTAGTTGAGTATAATACTGAAAACTCAAGCGATTTAAAGTTTGTAGTGCGTGGAGAAACAATTGAAACAATAAAGAATAAGTTTGTTACTGAAAATTTAAAAACAGTAACTGTGATTGATCTATTAAAGAGAGATGAATATACAAAGATTACGGACGAAGGGATGATTGATGTTCCAGCAACAGAAGAGCGTCAAATTATTGCGGAATTCTACGACCGTGCACTTGGTAAAGAAATTACTCTAAACATAGAAGTAGATCAGATCACAATTCATTTAGTTGAGCATACTCTGACGGACAAAGTTAAAGATCTTTCAGATCAGCTTACACAGGCACAGGCAGACATTGCGTATATCAGTGTTCTGTCCGATATTGACACGACAACTGAGGAGGAAACGTCAAATGAAAGCAGTATTTGATTTAGCAAAAAAGTACTATCCGCAGTACTGGAGCAAGGAACGTTTAGATGTACTACTTGCTAAAAAGAAACTAACTCAGGAAGAATATGACATTTTAGTAAAAGATAAAGAATAAGAACTCAAGCTAAGCATGGGTTTTTGTTTGTGAAAACTGTTTATATATGGAAGGAGATAAAAATTTATGGCAGTTTATGACAGATTGATTTTCGGCATGAAATGTTTAAACGTTTCACAGATTGGCTCTGCTTATGATGGTAAAAACCATTACTCACACGTTTCATATGAAGTAGACCTTGCGGGCATGGATACTGGTGCCGATGTTTGGAGAAACAAGATGCCTAACACATATTGGTATTGTGCAGGTGCATTTGGTAATGCAAACACTGGCAATACTAGATTTTTCTGGTCATGTGACAAGAATGGAAAAGCAAAGAAGGTACTTTGTGCAGATGGCTACCTAAGATACATCACACTTGCTTTAACACACTCTAATAGAAACTTCTCAGTAGGCCATTATTACAAGCTAGACGAGATTATGTATCAGGAAGGAACAAGTGGCAAGGCAACAGGCAACCATATTCATCTAGAAATCTGTGCTGGACACGTTAGAACAAAGTATAGAAACCGTGTAGGTGGCTACAATCTAGCAAACATGCTGCCGGCAAACAAAATGATGTTCTTACTCAACGGATATTCCTACATTAAAAACGGTGGTGGCTTATCTTGGAAAACAACAAGCACAGTTCCATGGACTGATGGAGCATCTAGTGGCACTTATGTAACAAAGCCAACAAATTGGAATAGAAAATTAGCTAAAGGAAAGGCATATACAGTCATTCCAAAGCAAGGCTTGAACTTACGTAAAGGAAATTCTACAAAAGCACCAGTTATCAAGACAGAACCATGTGGCACAAAACTCTACTATTACGGTGGATATGCATACAACGGAAAAGAAGCTTGGGTTTGGGTAACAGACGGAAAGAATGAAGGCTTCGTAAAGGGAGACGCAAGATATTTGAAAGGCTACATTGCCTAGGAGGAAATTATGGTATTGAGTGATAAGTTATATAACGTATTAAAGTGGGTAGGGTTAATTGTTCTTCCTGCTATCGCAACACTTGTAAAGGCAGTGTTTCCAGTTTGGAATTTGCCGTATGCTGATGCTATTGCTACTACTTGCACTGCATTAGGTGTATTTGTAGGTACACTGATTGGTGTATCCCAAGCAAATATGAAACCTGAATTAGATGCAGAAGAAGAAGCAGTGGTTGAATTTGCAGACAATACATCAGAAAGTAGCCAAACTGAAACGGAGGCTAAAGGATAGTGCCTACACCAATTCAGATGGAAGTGTGGGCGCTACTCGCACAGTGGCTTGTCTATGGAGGAAGTGTGGCTGCAGCGTTTATGGGAATTGCTAAATTGCTTTCTTATTTGAGATCTAAAACTACTATTTCCAAACTTGAAAAAGAAGTAAAAGAACA